AGCAGAAGTAGGAACAAAGTACGAAGACTATGTAGATTTAATTACAGAAAACGGAGAACCAGGTTTTATCTGGCTTGATGTTGCTCGTAATTATGGACGACTAAAGGATGCGCCAGACGGTAAGGATTATCGTGTGATGGGATTTAACCCATGTGCGGAGCAGCCATTAGAATCATACGAACTATGTACACTTGTAGAAGTGCACTTAAATCGTCATGAATCTAAGGAGGACTTCCTGCGTACCCTGAAGTTTGCATACCTATACGGAAAGACTGTAACGCTTGTTCCAACACACTGGCCACAAACAAACGGTATTATGCAACGCAACCGTCGCATCGGTACATCACTTACAGGCATTGCATCTTTTGCAGATCAAAAGGGTTTGCCAATTGTTCGTGAGTGGATGGATGAAGGATACAACAAGATTCGTCATTACGATCATCAGTATTCAGAATGGCTTTGTGTTCGTGAATCAATTCGTGTAACAACAGTTAAGCCATCAGGATCTGTTTCAATTCTTTCTGGTGCAACTCCTGGAGTTCACTGGGGTCCTGGAGGAAACTTCTTCCTTCGTGCAGTTCGATTTGGAAATACAGATCCAATGATGCACTTGTTTAAAGCAGCAGGGTACACGATTGAAGATGACGTAGTATCAGCAAATACATCAGTAGTCTACTTCCCTATTAAATCAGGTCATCCAAGATCTGAAAAGGATGTTACGCTGTTTGAAAAAATTGCTCTTGCTGCAACTGCTCAGAAGTACTGGTCTGACAATGGTGTTTCTGTAACACTTTCATTTGATAAAGAAACAGAGTCAAAGCATGTTGTTCCAGCGCTTCACATGTACGAAGGACAATTAAAGGCAGTTTCATTCCTTCCAATGGGAAATCATACATATCCGCAACAACCATACACTCAGATTACTGAAGATCAATATGAGTCGTATATTGGCAAGTTAAAGCATATTGATTTTGCTGCTATTTATGATGGAGCAGAAAACCTTGAGGCACAGGGTGAGATGTATTGCACAACAGATTATTGTGAAATTAAAGTAAACAAGTAGTCTTCTGTGGTAAAATAGACCTATAATGTCTACTTCATCAAACCTATATGCAGAAAAAGTGTTTGCAGAACACCCAATTGGCTTGTGGGCTCTTGATGACAATGCAGACTATATTTCTTTAATTTCAGAAGAGCAAAGAGTCCTTTCTGATTCTACAAAATGGGATATTATTGGTGGAACTGCTTATAACTTTTCAGAATCACTAACTGAGCCTTTCACAGATAGTCATGTTGGAAGAGTTGTAATAACCCCAACATCTAATAGTAGTGCATCGGTTATTTTAAGAAGTAAGTATGTAGTTAATTCGTCTAGTTTAAATAAATATTTAAGTACATTTTCTTTAGGAGCATACTTATACTCAGAAAGTTCTTATATTTCTAGTTTTGAGATTGGCTATCAGTATACAGACACTACAAGTGGTGAAGAAATAGTCCATTTAAAAAGTTTTGACACTGTTATAAATAGAAAATGGATTTTTATATCAGAAACATTTAGCGCACCAGAAAGTGAGTCTGAACTTAGACTTCTTCTTAAAGTTAACTTTGTAGGAAATTCACAAACGGAAAATGCATTCAGAATAAACGGAATAACTTTTGGTCAGTGGTCAGAAGAGTTTTCTTCAACTTCTTTGGGGACCAATCCAATTAATATACCTGCGGACATAGACATTGCGCCACAAAAGGCAATTATTGCTAGATGCTATGGTCTTCAAGAATTAAATGGATACTACCTTGTTTCTAATAATATGCTAAAAGCAAAAAATTCTGGAATACCTTTAGTGTACGGAACACCTGGACATACTACTTTGTATGAAAATAATGGTCTTCCATCTCTAATAGTTCCTGGAGTTGGTATGTTAAATAAGTCTGGACAGTATAAACAGTACACACTAGAGACATGGCTTAGAGTAAACTCTTACACTAACGAAACCAAAAGAATTATTGGACCAATAGGATCCTCTGATGGAATATATGTAGATGGACCAGCAATAGGTTTAAAAATTGGTAAGGAATACAGAACCAACTATATTGCGGAGTGGACAAGACCAATGCTTGTTCATTTAAGGGTTGGAAAAGATAGTGCTTCTGTTTTAATTAACGGAGAAGAAGTCATATCTGTAGAATATTCTCAAGAACTATCAGATCTCCCGTCAAAACTAAAGAATGGAAAAGATCAAGATTGGATAGGGTTCTATGCTTATGACGATGTTTCTCCTATAGATATAGACTGCGTTGGAATTTATCCTTACCTAGTTGCAAACCAAGTTGCAAAAAGAAGATATGTTTTTGGCCAAGGAGTTGAGATTCCAGAAAATATTAATACTTCATATAGCGGAACATCTATTGCTATTGACTATTCATTTGCAGACTACACAGCAAACTATTCTTATCCAAAAACTGGTTCATGGAATCAAGGGTTTGGTGACAACATATCAACATTAAATAAATCTCTTTCTGCAATATCTCACCCACTTCCAAAAATCATACTTTCATCTAAAACAGAATCAGAGTTGTTTGAAGATAATAAAATTATTAATCGCATACAAGATAGTTCTAATTTTTTTTATGATAGCAAAGAATATTTTTCATTTAGACCAAACTCTTCTTGGAATACAGTATCTGGGTATTTGTTTTTTGAAAACTTTGATTTATTAAAAACTCCAATATCAGCATTTTATGGATGCTTTCAACTAAAAAATAATGCCACGTCGCCACAAATACTTTTTAAAATTGAAAAAGAAAATACTTCTAATTATTTTAAAATACAAGTAGAAAACAATATTTTAAAATACATTATAAATGTAAATGGACAGACTAAAACCCTTTGCTCTTCTGAAGTTTTAAGTCCAAATGAATTTTTTGAGGCAGGAGTTAACATTCCTAGGTTTGTAGAAATTTTTGGAAATCCTGCATCAGATTTTTTTGGATCTTTTGGAGATCTTAGAATGTATGTAGGTGGAGACAAAGATAATACACAACAGTTTACTGGAAAAATATATAATATTGGATTCTCAACAAAGTATAATTTTCAAAAAATTAAAAACTTATTTAATGAAATTGGCATACCAAAATTAAATGAAGACCTGTTTTTTGCTTATCAAAATAATCAATCAATAGATATAGATGCAGGAATTGACACAACATCTTTACCGCCATATGGTGGCACAACTGATGAAGTTCCTGGAGCAATTTCTGGAGGAGGAGTTGTTCTTGTAGAAGAAGATTTCTTAATTGAGCATACAGCAAGTTACACTCTAGTTCCTGATATTTTATTTGAGAATTACACGCTTTCTGTTGCATCAAATGCCTACTGGGAAGACAACATCCCTTTAACATATTTTGCAGAGTCTGTTTTTGATAAACGAGGTGAACAATATTTTGATCTTGATTTTATTCAGTTTAACATTAATTATCCAATTCCAACAAAAACAATTGCTATAGAAACAGATGCAGTTGCTTGGACCTATGGAGATCTTGCTAATCAGTATGGGGTTCCAGTACAAAGATCTTATGCATCACTAGATAATTATTTGTTTACTGGGTACAATGACTACGAAGATTTAAAAAACAAAGTTTCAAAAGATTATAAATACAACACAGATGGTTCTCTTGTAAAAACCTACATAACTTTTCAATATACTAAACTTGGTGCAAATGCAACTTCACAATATTTTATTAAAACAGAAAGGCCTTCAAGAAATGGTGTGCTTATTCCAGGAACAGACTGGATGACAACAAAGTATGAGGTTGTAGATAACATGATTATTTACCCTCCATCAGGAGTTGATTTTAATGATTTATCAATCGTAACTCATATAGATATTAATGTCAAAAACTCTGAAATAAATAATGTAAATATTAAAAACATGTCGTATGCTTCACAAGCCCTTAATGATTCAGACGCTAGTCCTATTGGAACTAGATTCGGAACTTCACTATACCCTTATACAAAAAATGGAATTTATTATAATTTTAAAAACAATAATCCATTTTCAATTTATAATGCATCCTCTCCATATCTATATTTAACAAAAACTAGCGGAATTCAGTTAAAAGGGGTGCACGATCCTTTGGTAAACAGAGGGCTTGCTATCCCAGTCAATTCAGGCAGAGCCAATAGTTTTGAAGTTATTGCAATGCAACTTGCTGTTAGGTTTGATGGAGATTATTTTCCGTATGCTCCAACACAAATTTTTGAAATAGAAAGTAAAGATTCTTATATTAAATTTTATCTTGTTGCAAATGATCCAAGTGGAAGACGGGCAAAAATTTATGCAATTGATGCAAAAACTGGGTTAATTCAAAATGGCATAGGATTTTATTGGAATGGAAAAATTGTAAAAGAACCAGTTTTAACTATTCAGGATTGGGGATTCCTTGGTATTAATTTTTCAGATAGTTTGAATTTTTCATATTTTGAGGGAGCCATCAGACTTACTGGCCCATTATTATTTAATAACATATCATTCTATCAGTCAACAAACCTGCAAGAAGTCCAAAATGTTTCAGAAAGACCTTGGTTTAGGGTTAAAGTTCTTGGATCATCTCCGTTAGATTGGAAATTCTGGAATTCTGGTTCTTTTAATTGGAATAAGGTGCTTGTTCTTTCAGAAACTAGTTATTATGGAGTAAATCCATCTGAGGTTTATAAGAGTTATACAGGAACAAACAAGATCATAATAGATGATGAAAAGGTTTTAAGGTTTGGAAACTATAAGTATACGGCATATCGTGAGGTCTCCTGGAACCAAATCGTAGTTGATCCAGTTTAATATGGTATACTTATAGTTATGGATTCATTAATAGACCCAAAAACTGGTCAACCAATTGTAAAAAATGTAAGAAGACAGGTTATTGAAAAGAACTACGACTGGGGTCTTTATGTATATAAAAAAGCAAATGGAAAATGGTTTACCGATGGCAATGGCTCAGTTCTTAATATTCCTTCAGACAAAAATGACATCTCTAGAATGGCAGAACTAAAGAAAACTGCAATGCATTATGGAGACCCAGGAGATGGTACATGCGTATTTGTTCCAGGTCTAACAAGGGTAAGCGAAGAAGAATACTCAGAGCAAGTTGATAGACTAAATGCTGGACTTATTCCTTCTTTAAACGACCTTGGTGCAGTTCAAGCAGCAAAAGATACAATTGCTAAGTATGGTGACGAGGAGTAATCATGCAAGACAACGAATATGAAATTGGTGCAAGAATTGATGAAGCAGTAAAAAAGGACGACACCTTTGCAAAGTCAGATCCATTTAGTGGCAACTGGGAAACATTAAAAACTTTAGATGGTTTGGATGCAAACTTTAAAAGAAGAACAAGCAGAATGTCTTCTAAGATGGTTGAGCCAACTACCCAATACACAACTGCAGCACTTGCTGGTAAAAGCGGTATTGATGGAGCACAGTCAAAAGAGATAAATCCAGGACTAGTCTATGTAAACGGCTATGGAATGTTTGATGTTATTACGCCACCATGGAATCTTTATGAGTTAGCAAATTATTACGACACATCGTTTGCAAATCACGCAGCGATTGATGCCAAGGTTGAAAACATTGTTGGCCTTGGATATGAGTTTAAGGTTTCTCCAAGAACAATGATGAGACTTGAAGCATCAGAAGATAACAGCGCAACACAAAAAGCAAGAAAAAGAATTGAAAGAGCAAAGATCGAAATGCGTGATTGGTTAGAATCTCTTAATGATGATGACTCTTTTACAGCAACAATGGAAAAGGTTTACACAGATCTTCAGTCAACAGGAAATGGCTACCTAGAAATTGGCAGAACAACTCGTGGAGAAATTGGATACGTTGGACATATACCAGCAACAACAATGCGAGTAAGAAGA